TCGCGAATTAATGCAAATTTTTTATTTTTATAAAGAAACAGTTTGTCGATGAATCCTTTGATTTTGTATTTAAATTTGCCGTCATTAACGACAATATCAAAGTCTTGTTCTGATACAGCTAGCGATGGTTTGCCAGCAGTCAGACCGAAGAAGTCATACATGAGTCCATTGAGTATCATTTTTTTAATCAACTCAATATTGTCGTCGTCATTTACAGATAGACGCTTCGCATGTTTGAAGATTAGTTTCTCAATCGACTTGACCGCGAAAGGATCTTGTTTTTTAATGATTTTATCGTAGGTTTTTTTTCTACGACGATCACCAAGAACTTCGAATACTAGGTGGCAGACAGTACCTCGACTCGCGCCGTCATTTGATTTATCTGGAACGCCTANAACATACTTCGCATAATACATCCAGCTACAAGACTGTAGCGTTTTAATTCTGCTTGCGGATAATGAATTTTTTGGCTCACTCATGAGGATTTTAAGACCTTTCTTAATGCGGATAGTTCTTTTTCTTTGAATTTCTGCTTATTCGCAGAGACGAAAGTCACTAGCTGCTTGATAAATTGAGATCGGTCTACTGGCGTATTATACCATTTTTTAAGATCTAATCCAGAAGTAAATGCATCCGAGAAATCGTTATGATTGTCTGGAGGAAGATTGATCTCAATACAATTAAAATCAAAATACGGCAAAAGATTCAGCAGCGTTTTGACACTTCCGAAGTAGCCATGGTTCTCTCCATCCGAATCGTTATTGCCAGCTATGACAATCCTCTTTACTGAAAAAGAGCTTAGATATGATAGCATGATAGGTTGACATCCTAGACCGAAAGAAACTAGCGAGTTTTTGACTCCAGATTCAAAAAGAGCCATGCTATCTCCAATGCTTTCGACAATTACAACTTCTCCTGTTTTGCGAATAATAGAATCGACAGTTTCTTCGGCTGGAATATAAGCTGGGTAAATCCAATTTCTTTTTTTACCAATATGTTTCCATTTGGGAATTTTGTCATTATCAACGTCAGTCTTTCTACCGCTAAAACCAACGATTTGACTGTATTCATTATAAATTGGAAAAACCATTCGGCGGTACATCTTGCCAGACTGCGCGAGCCCAGTTTTATAAAAATTTAAAGTATCTTCCGACAATCCCTTTCTTTTATAAAAAGAGAAATTTGGAAATAGATTGTTTAGTATTGATTCTGGATAGATTGCGTCCATTTCGATTGTTTGTTTTGGGATGTATATATACTCTTCCGACTTGTTAATTGAAGAAAGAATTTTTTTAATTGTTTGAGCATCTGATCCACAGGTTAATTTGATGAGTCTTTCAAAAGGAAATTTTTGACTGCCTTGCGCGTAATCGCTCCATACTCCTGTGTTTTTATAGATGCAGACGGCGCTTTCATTGTCGCCGCCCCGATATAAAGCTTTTGTGCGCCAATGATTTCCGCAATCAATCAAGCGATAACCAATTTTTTCAAGAGTTGGCCTGATTGAAACAGGATCAATTGAAGTTTGGTGTGTCGTCTGATTCATCATTTTCTAAGTCCATTCCCCCTTCCGCGATACGAGCGATATCTCGCAGGTCTCCTTTTTCAGTAATGCAGAAATTATGAAGCTCAAGATTGATAAAGTTCTTGCGCAGAGTATCTCCAATACGCACAGGCTCCACGGCTCCAGCAATATCCTTGCCAAGATGTCGAGCTTTCACATTGATAATTTTATGAGTGCCAAAATTACGACCTTCTGTTTCAATTTCATCAGCAGTTTTATTACGAAGAATAAACATGTGAGAACAGAATTGTGTGATTCGGTCAGATAGCGACACGATACTTTCATCGTCAACAATGTTTTGTGATTGACGGTTATTGGTAATACCGCTTTTGTTAGATTGCACTGAGGTAATCATCGGGATGATTGGGTTGCCTTCATGCAGAATTTCTTTTTGAATGCACTTCTTGAATTTGTCCACCATTTCACCGACGACTTGCCACTCATTCTTACCGCCACTAGCTTCGGAAGTCGTTTTGATATAGTCGAATGAGAAAACCATTTGATTGCCGCGACCAACTTTTGCATAATAGAATCGCTTGAGGACTTTAATCATTGCGTCAACGTCCATACCGCCGACGTTGTAGTAGTAGAATTTGAGATCTTTGACCTTCGCCCAAGTGGAGCGCACCTTAGTTACCACATCAGCGCCAGCTTTTCTCCAGTTGCCAGTTTCAAGCAAGTGCATGGGGACTCCTGAGATAGCCGCGCATTGACGCATAATAAGCTCTTCTTTGCTCATTTCACCGTTATCAAAATGCAATACGGGAACTCCGTATTTCATAGAGACTTTGGTGCTATAATCCATGCACCATTGGGTCTTTCCCACACCACTTCTCGCCACGATAACTGTAATATTTCCTGGTCTAAGCAGAGAGCCGTATATCTCATTGATCTTTTCATGAGGACCCATCATACCAAATTCGGTAATAGGATTGTTACCGCGCTCCTCAATCAATGCCTCCATCTCATCATAGATGTTTTCGGGCGTATCGTTACCAATCTCATAAAGATTGATGCGTGAATTATACGAGTCGTCTGCCGCTCCAATGATTTGACTGTAGCTTGACTCTGGAGCGATAGACTTCATTTTCCGCGCAATATCTTGAGCAGATTCATACAGCTCTCTGCGAATGGTGAACTTCTTCAGTTCTTTGGCTGTCTTGATTAAATTACCATTCGGAACTTTGCGCATGGCAAGCGAACGGATATAATCAGCAGGATTCAATCTGTCCTCAAAAGACAATCCAAGCGAAGACACTCTTTGCGCGACAATAATCTCATCAATTTGGTCTCCAGTGTCAATCGCTTGCTTGATTACTGTGAAAATAGAACCGTGGAGATCAGAGTCTTCACTATAGAAATCCTTATGGCTAATAAAGTTCGAAATCTCACAATAGCTTTCGGGCTCTTTAATGAGAGCTGCCAAAAGTTGTTTTTCCAGTTCTAAGTTGTAGATCATACTCAGCTTAGGATAATCTTTTTTGTGAAACTGTCAATCACAAAATCGTTCCGAACGATAAAAAAAGCTCTTCATTAATTTCGTCCTTGGGATAAATTTCGACGAGGATGATTTCATTCGCCTCGCAGAATTTTAATTTCTTTTCATCTCTTTTTAATTGTTGGAGATATTGNAAACGGTTGCCATGAAAGAATTTGACATATTTTGTATGCTGTCCACCCTGAACTTCTACGGCAACTCTTTTATTTGCGTTGTAAAAATCAAAAGACAGACGAGTTCCGACAAGCTTAAATTCCTCAAAGACAATATCGTTTTTCCAATATGGAAAAAGAAACTGCTTCACTGACAGCTGAAATTTACTACGACTCTTGCCTCTCCACTTAATCAAGTATCTTTTGGCATTTTTAAGCTCAGCCACAGAACCGTTAATAGTTTTAAACTTCATCGCAAATTGCTTTCTTGAAGTAGCTTATCAAAAACTGACTCAAGGCTTGGTCTTGTTCGATTTTACTGAATATAGAATCTAGTCCTTGCACTTTTCCCATAGGAAGAAGAGAGTTTTCGGCGAGAAGCTCTTCAAATTCTTCCGTGGCAGTATACCACGAGCCGCCCTTGACAATAAATTCCCATAGAAGCAGCAGATCGACAATTTCCTTCTCAATCCAAATCGAATTACCGTTGATCCTACCATATTTAATTGGATAGGATATCGTTAGGTTTGTCTTTTCATTTGGTGATTTTTTGACAGTTACCTTGGCAAAATGCCCAATGATGGGATTATTTACAGCGTCAATTGTTTTGTCCGAAGGATTTTTAAGAATTAAGTCTCCCTTGTATCGAGGCTCAAATTCAAGAATGAAATTCGCAAAATGTAACAGAGCGTTTCCGCCCGTAGCGGTTGTTTGTCGCACTGGGGCTTTTGAGTAAGGATCGAGCTTGATGTCTGCGCGAACCTGACTGATAAATACCGCCATGTGTCCTCTCTTAGCGAGGGCAATCGAAAGGCGCTTCATGAAATTGGCTGCGATAACTGCTCCGCCAGCCACCTTGTTAGAGTCCTCAAAACCCTTGTCAAGATCTCCCTTAGTGATTAGACCATCGACAGAATCAAGCAGGAAATAATAGCGACAATCTTCTTCGTTTTTAGTAACCAGCTCGCGCATTGCGGCGACAACAGTTTCATAGATGTTGCTTTCAAATACAAAACAAGTGCCGACTTTCCAATCTTCTGCATTAAAAACAAAATTAATGCCAGATCGCTCTCTCATTTCTTTGCCGAGACGACCTTCCGCTTTAATGTAAAAGCCTTTTGAATTTGGAACTGAGCTTAAAAAGTTTTTCATGAATGACAGCGCTGCGCTCGTTTTACCTCCCTCATTCATTCCGCAAAATCTGTGTAAACCTGGGCATAGTCCTCCGCCTAACCGCAAATCTAATTGTAAAGAACCGCTGGAAACTTTATAGTCGATTTCCTCTTCAAAGTTGTAGTGATCTTCAGAGTTTTGTTTTAGGAATGAACCTAGAACGGAGCTGGAGCTCAATACTTCTTTATTTTTTTCTTGTTTAATTCTTGCCATCTAAAAAGTCTTTTAATGATTTAATTTTCTTCTGCGCCGTAGAGTCTTCGCCCACCTTTTCTCCTATATCGTAATCGCTATACTTAGATAAGTCAACCTTAAAATTGAATGCTCTAAACTTTTTGTCCATTGTCTCTTCCAGCTTGTCGCAAACTATATAGGCTAGCGAATCAAACTTCTTGTCAAAAGAAACAATGTCCATGAACTCAAGCGAATATCGTTCGCACAAGTCGTTCAAAAACTTCATTTCTCGCACGTAAAACAAACGCTTATCCTTTGCGGGGACAAGCGTGAGTCGTGCGAGTATGTGTTTTTTGTTGATCTTACTCTTCGCCATCAAGAGATAGTATGTCCGCAGAAACCATTTTGTCAACTAAATTTTGAAAAGAAGTTTTAGGAGTCCATCCAAGTTCTTGACGAGCTTTGGTTGAATCGCCAAGAAGAAGTTCAACTTCGGCGAGACGATAAAATTTTTCATTAATCACCATCAATACTATTTCCGTTTCTTTTTGCGAGAACGTTTCATTTAACCCCGACCCCGCCCAATAGCCTTGAATTCCAGCCGCTTCAAATGCAAGCTCAACGAATTCGCGGATTGTGTGTGTTTCATTTGAAGATAGCACATATTCTTTTGGTTCTTGTTGATTAAGCATCAGCCAGATTCCTCCGACGAAATCTTCGGCATCGCTCCAATCTCTTTGAGCGTCAATATTTCCCAATTGGAGCGGATCAAATTGCTGATTGTTATCGAGAGCTTTTTTAATACGGGAGACGGCTTTTGTTATTTTACGAGTAACAAATTCTTCGCCTCTACGAGTTCCTTCGTGATTAAAAAGCCAACCTTGAACAGCGTAAAGATTATACGACTCTCTCCAAACCTTAACAAGCTGTCTTGATGCCGCCTTAGACGCTCCGTATGGGCTTCTTGGACGTAGTGGATGGAGTTCATCTTGTGGCACATATGATACGTCACCGAACTCTTCAGAAGAACCTGCTTGATAGAATCTACAAGTTGGATGATAAAGTCTTATTGCTTCAAGAATATGAAGAGCAGAAGTTGCATTTGTTTCCCAAGTTTGATGTCCAAAATCCCAACTGCTGCCAACGAAACTTTGAGCAGCTAAATTGATAAAATAATCTGGTTTGATTTTTTCAATAATTCTTGCAATAGAATGGCTATCAATAAGATCGAAATTAATCAAATGAAATCTTTCATTATCGATGTGCGAAATATTTTTATGATTATAAACACTTAGTCTACGAACGCATCCAAAAATTTCATAGTCCGTATTAGCTAAAAGATAATCGACCATGTGGCTACCGTCTTGCCCAGTTACTCCTGTAACAATAATAGATTTTTTACCCACTGATTTTTTTGCCGCGTCTTCG